AAGAGGCTAGATTGCTGTGACTTTTTTATCACATCAACCCACAACAAAAAACCCGCAGAGCCTTTAGGCATGCGGGTTTTGTGCTTTTCCGGCTAACACCGGAATGATTCTTGGTGCCCCGAACCGGCACAGCACCGCATTTCTTGATGTTTTTCAATATGGGGCAATGTTTCTGGAAGTGGCTATAGATAAGGGTTGCCCCCTCTGATACCCTGCGTGATAAGTTAAATTTTGGCGTGATGTGGCGTGAAGTTTCTTTACGCATTACGCCAAATTCACGCCAAGGGATTATGGTGGCCACTTTCAGGAAGCGCGGGGACGCATGGCGGGTCGAGATATTCAAACAAGGGGTGCGTAGATCGGGAACCTTTGACACCAAGGCAGAGGGTATTACTTGGGCGACTCGCGTCGAAAATGAGATTCTGTCCGGCAAACTCATTGTCGTCAAGGAAGCAAAAACCCTGGCAGACGTCCTTGAGCGGTACAAGAATGATGTTTCACCAACGAAGGGCGGCGCGCGCTGGGAAATCGTGCGTATTGAATACTTCATCCGGTCGATGAAAATCATCGGCGCGCGCATAGACAAAATCACGCCTGACGATATTTCCAAGTGGCGAGATGAGCGATTGAAATCGGTGTCGCGCGCCACGGTAAACCGGGAAATGAACTTGCTGTCGGCGGTATTTGAGTGCGCGCGCCGTGAATGGCGGTATTGCTCATCTAACCCAGTCCGCGATGTAACGCGCCCGGCCGCCACTCCATCGCGTGACGTTCAGATCACGGATGCTGTTGCGGATAAGGTTCTTGCCTTTCTCAGTTACACCAAGGGCGCCGACCCCAAAGAAAAGCGCCACATGATCGCCCTAGCATTTCTGTTTGCCATGGAAACGGCTATGCGCGCCGGCGAGATTACAGCGTTGACGCCAGAGCATGTGTTCCTGGCCAAGCGATACGTCAAACTACCTAAAACAAAAAACGGCGATTCGCGCGATGTGGCGCTATCCAATGCGGCCGCTGAGATTCTGGATATTGCGCTAAAGATCGGCGCGAACCCGGTGTTTAACCTGACTGCAGATGGCTTATCGTCCCTGTTTAGGAAATATCGAGATATAGCCGCAGAATCTGACCCGGAGTTGGCGGATGTCCATTTTCACGACACACGCCACGAAGCCATCACGCGGCTGGCCAGAAAGCTTGATGTACTTGATCTGGCGCGCATGATTGGCCACCGCGACATTAAAAGTCTGATGATCTACTACAACGCCACGGCGACGGATATCGCCGGGCGCCTGGACTGATATTAGCTTTTCTGGGTTGCTGGCATCGACTGCGCCAGCAGCACACTCTTTTGCTGACTCCCCGCGCTTGAACCAAAATAAAACGCCACCACCGATACCCACGCCGTGCCCAACGACCCAAGCATGATGTTGAGCACGTCGCGCGACCCTTGCGGAACATCACGCAGCAGCATGAACCCCAACACACCGAAAAACCCGATGGTGATCAGGAAAGCCAGCGCTGGCGCGGTATAGGATCGCGTGCTGATTTGCATGGTGCGCGCGCTGCCGCGATCAGCAACTGACTGCGCATAGTCTGCGGTATCCGCCTGGATCTCGGCCAACGTCACCACCTGGCTGATCTGCGCCAGCGCCTGCTGGTTTTTGTCCAGCTCCTGCTGGAGCTGTAGCGCCAGCGTCGGGTTGGCTTTCACCGCCGCAAGCGCGTCGTCCCCATTACTGGTACCGGTCACCGTCTGCGCGATCGATACCACCTTCGAAGCGGCATCTGCCGCCTTATCGCTCCCACTCACCCATTTGATAATGTCCGGCACGTAGGTGGCCAAGCCCATTGCGATAGTAATCGGATCCATCAAACTGCCCCCTTCATCAAGTTTCGTGCGATCCGCGCCGACCAGCCCTTACCGAAGGTCGGCCAAGTACGCAGCGTGGTCATGTAAGCCAGGCGAAGCGCCAGGAAGCGCATACCGGTGCGGTACACGTCAGCCGCATTCACCGCCGCTACAGTCACCGGCCCGACCTTGCCGTCCGGCTTCTCGCCCACCGACAGCTGCAGCCACTTTGCCGGATAGCCGCCGTTGTAGGCCGCATCCAATACATGGAAGCCGATAGCCTCTGGCAACTCGTCGCACCGGTACGGATCCCAGTATTCCGTTTTGGCGATCTGGCGCGCCGTCTCCAGCGGCAGGCTGCGCATTGGGCCGGTGTAGCCATTCGCGCGCGCTACCCTGGCGGTCACGCCCCACATGGTCTCGCCACCCGGGTCTTTCGGATCGTTGGAATAACCGCCCTCATTTCCGATGAGAGCGGTAAAAGCTGATGCAAAATCAGCCATGGCGGTTACCCCCTTAGCTTTTGGTATCGGTGTCGAACTCAGCGCGGATCTTGGCTTCGGCGTCCGCCAGGGCGTGATGCAGCGCGCCCAGCTTAAAAGCGGCCTCAATGCGCTCTTCGACGCTGCGCGCGTCCACCTTGAGCTGGTCGATCTCGGCTTGGGCTTTGGTCTTGATGGTTTCGAACATGGTGTTTCCTTTTGGTGTCGCCGGCGCCGGAATGGCGGGCGTAAAAAAAGCGCTTTTCAGCGCGTTGAATAATTTGGCAATGCCAAGCACTGCTATCTCCCGAAGCGCGCCACAGCTACGCCGATGGCGCCGGCCACGATGAGCTTAATCACTTCAAACAGACCTCCAGCCGACGCACGCGCCTGGGCCTGCTGGTGCGCAATCAGCTTGTCATGCAATTTGCCAATCTCGCGCCACAGATCCTCCTGTCCACGCAGTAGCGCCGACACCTGGGTTTGCACGGTATCAATCCGCGCGCCCTCTTTGGTGAGCGCCGTTACAGCATCGGTTAGCGTGCGCACGGTATCGACAAGCTGCGACATCTCCTTTTGCATGCCGACCATGCGCTCATCCAGCCTGCCCACGATCACCTCCTGGCTCTCTGACATTTCTCCCCCTTGGAAATAATCAACCCCGCCACTGAGCGGGGTTTAGGTGTTTGCCGGGTACGCCGGTTTTGTGGGTAGCTCGGTTGGTATCGTCGTCAGGAATAACAGCATCAACACCAGCGGCTTGATCTTCCAGCGCGTTGTCGCAGTGGTGTGGCTGGATCCAATCGAGGAAGCGACACAACACGCAACCCCAGCGCTTACCAGCATTGCGGGCCTTGGCCGCGCGGCTGCTGATGGTTTCTTCCGGGCTGCCGAGTGTCAACGTATTGCCAAGCTCGTCCAGAATGATCAGGAGGTTCAACAGAAAGCGTTTGAGGTATTTCATGGCTTAGACTCCAGCGGCGTGCACTGTCCAGCCAAACGTCGCGGGTTGCGGCAGAGCGGCGATCAGCGCGGTAGATGTGGGGACGGCAGGCAGCGGCGCGCCCTGGGCGGCGGTGAATTGGCTGTAGCACGCTTGCCAGACTGCATCACGCCAGGCAATAGCCGCTTTAGCGTCAGCCGCCCACTGCGCAACACCCGAGTTTATATAGGTGATGCAAGAGGCCATATCCGCGTACCCGTTGCCCTGCGCCGTTGTATCGAGCCAAGCCTGAACAGCGACCTCAAGCGCAGCGACTTGTTGCGCGAATGTCGGTGTCGGGATGACGGGTGCCTCAGGCGTCGGAATTGGCTGCAGGCTCCAGCTTTCAGTTGTCGATGACCAGACAGCGCATTGCCCTGGGGGGACTGCGGGGGGAGCCGTTTCCACAGCCCCAGCCGGGATCAGATAAACGTCCGGTTCTAGGGGGGATTCCGGCGCGGTGGTTTGCCCGAGGTAAACGCCACTCTGGTCGCACTGGTATACGGTGATGTCCATTTTATTTTCTCAATACTTGATGATGAAGTTGACGGACAAGTTCTTCATGATGGTTTCTGCTGCGCCTGTGTATCCGGCGGTGATGCCGGTGGTTGAAGTGCCTGTTGCCTTGACGACGGGTGATAGACCAGCCGAGCCTGCACCCCCACCCGAGCCTACGGGCTGCGTCGCCGTGTGTGAGTGTCCAGGGTCTGAGATGGCCACTGTGTGCGAGGCGATTGCATCAGCTTGATAGCTGCCAAGAACTCGCCCCGTATCCAGCCCACGTCCGCCATCAAGCCCGCGCAGCACAACGCCGCGCCCGTCAGGAATACCAAAGGTCGTACTGCCGTCACCGGCGCCGTAAGCAGTTCCAATAGCAGCGAACAGTGTCGCGTAGGTAGTGCGCGAGATAAGCGCGCCATTGCAGAGCAAGTAACCCGCTGGGGCCGACGAGCATGCGCTGGGGAGGATTGTGCCCGCTGGGTTACCGCTTCCCCCAAGCCCATAAGAGTAAAAGCCCGAACCGTCGTAATGGATCAGAATGCCCTGGCCAGCCTGTAGCGACAGCGTGGCCAGGCCATCAACCGTCCCGGTCTGTGGTGACAGCGTTATCGTGCCGGCGCCTGTATTCTTCAGCATCGCCCACCAACCAGAGCCAACGACGGTTGATAAAGTCAGAGCGAACGTCCCGCTAAGTTCAATGGCCTTGCCAAGGTCTGATTGCTGCGTGGATGACGCAGATGACAAGGACCGCGCACTCACGCGCTCAGGCGGCGTAATAACATTCCGCACATCGGTGACCATGCTATTGGTAATCGCCGACACGCCAATCGCAAGCGCAACCTGCGCCACAGGGAAAGTGCCGAGCGGAATAGCTGGAGGTACCGGGCTTGCCGCTTCAGCACCCGTCACGACAGACATGGCCCCGGTGCTGATGTTGCAGGTGACCAGGTCGATCCGAGGGTTCGACACCGGGCCGGTGATTGCTCCGGATGTTTGCAGGGCTGTCGCCGTGGCAGTGAAACCGTCGAAGACATAACCAGGATCCACCTGCACGGTCATACTCGGGGTTGCTGCGGCATGCGGGGCAAACGCTTGCCCCGCGCGCGCCAGCACCGAGAAATCACCGTCGATCGACGCCTTGTAGGAAGTCGAATCCTGGGACGTGAAGTTGGTCTGTGAAAAAGTTGCTACAGTCATGCTCTATTCTCCGTTTACGGTCCAGTTAACCGTCCCGCCGACGTCCACATTGCTGGTATTGAAAACATGCACCGTCATGCTGGTGGCGCTCGATGCTGATACCGTCGCCACCAGTCCAGAACCACCAACTGCAGTGACCTGTGGGATGGGTATGGTGCTTGGGTGATATGGCAGTGGGAAGGTGATCGTTGCGCCTCCGGCCGGGATGACCGCCTGCCCAGACTGGGTGAATGGCTGGCCATCAACCGAAGGCGTGAACCCCTGAATCACCGGCAGACCAACAGCCGTGTTCAACAAAAATTCCATCTGCACGTACCGGCAAGTCTGTGTGCCAATCGTCCACGGCTGGAACCCCTGATACGTCCCGGCAGACAACCGGCTTTGCATCTGCAACGCTGGCGCCGCAATTCCTGGCGCGCCGGGCCCGAGGATTGAGGCGATTTCCCCGTGCAAGCGCACCGATGCATCGATGCCCAGGTCAATCTGGGGAGATTGATAGGTGCATGTCGGGTAAGGATTGTTCGCGTACTGGTCAAAGGTGCTCCAGCCGTCATTTGCCGCTACTCCCTGGCACTGAGGTGCCAGAACGCCAGACCAGTGATGCACGAAGTTGGTCAGCGTTCCGGCAGTCCAGTCCGGCGCCTGCTGCTGCGTATACAGCAGAGTGTTCACGTTCAGCATCGTGATGTTGTAGGCGGCAGGACTGGCGGAATAAACGCCAGAGTTATCCTGAGCGCACATCAACAGCGTCCAGTTACCAGGTGCCAGCTTGGCGGTGGTGATCTGAGTGCCCGCCGTCACCTGGCTAATTGGCGTGCCGTGCGACCAAGTCGTGTCACCTTGGGTGGTGTAGCGGATTTCATAGCCGGCAATGTTTGGATCTGTCGGCAGGTTCCACTGCATCACCACCACGTTGCCATTCTGGCTGGCCATAAACCCGGTGATGTTTGAGGGCTTCGAAATGCTGCCGCCGATCACATGCGTGTACGCCACGCTGTTGGCCAGACTCTCTTCTCCACCGCCATACAGATTGAAGGCGGTGAACTTGAGGTAGATCGACTTGCCGAGCAGCGCGGGGTTATAGGCGTACTTGAAAATTGCCTGGTCCAGCCGCGTGAACGGCGCGCCGCTGGCATGCGCCGCATTCGGAGTGCCATAGACGCCGCGCCGTAGATACGTCAGGTTGTACTGATTGGCCGCCGTCAGCGCGGCGGTTTCATAACTGATCAGTTCACCATCAATAAGGCACAAAGTGTTGTAGGCGTTCGCATCCGCCAGCGTGCCAGAAAGCATCGTGCCGCCACTGACCGACAGGTTGACCGCCGCGGTGTCGGTAGTATCTGGGTCAGCACCAACAGGCAATGCCGCCGACAGCGCGCCATAGCGCGCGCCACCGTTGATCGCTCCAACATTGACATAGGTGTTGCCATCCTCAGACACCCACACCCCAGCGCCACCAAAAAGTGAGCCGCCAGAAATGGCGGCCCAGATTTCGTACCCTGACGCGGTGAGAATGCCCGGCGCGTCAAATATCACCGGGGTATTGATCGGCCCCGGGTCGACGTTGTAGTTCGCCGCATATCGTGTGGCCGCAGCCACCTGGTTGAGTGACGGCGTAGACACCTGATCGGGAAAATCCTCAGCAGTGACCTTCAGTTGGCCCGATTCATCCTCGTCAACCTCAATAATCCGCACTGGATAGGAGCTCAGCCCAAGCCACGCATCATTGATCGTCACCACGTCCATCGGCTCTAACAGACAGTGGCGCCAGCCCAGCGTGAAGGTGTACTGATTGCGAACGTAACACGACCGCTGCACCTGGAACTGCGCTACCTGCTGCGCCACCGCAGCCAGGGTGATCATATGCATCTGGATCGCGTTCTTCTGACGCAGTCCATAGAGATCGATATTGGCTTGGTCCTGCGCGGTGACCGTGGCCACGTTGTACTCATTGGTGGAGTCGAGATACTCAACAGTGACACTGTTGTAGGCGTCCGCTGCATTAATGCGCTTGACCGTCACCGGATCCGTGCTGCCGTCGTCCAAGAAATCGTCATCGGTCAGGTTGTAGACCGGCGTTACGCTAGGCGTGAAGGTCACGCCATTACCGGTGTAGGCCACATCGGCATACGGGATGATCTTGAGCTGAGTAGAGGCCCAGACCGCAGCTGAGCATGTCGCCGTGCAGAGGTCATCAACAAATTGGGTAGCCTGCTGCGCAGTATCAAGCAACGGCGACACAAGGATGCCATAAGCCTTGGTGAACGCGTCCCACTGTGCCAGGCTGGCCAATTTCGTTAGCGGAAAGCCAACCCCATAGTAAGGATTGTCCAAATAGTCCGGCAGAATCGACGCCGGCGGTGCATCCGGCGACGAATTGAAGCTATTGGCGAATTTCCCGCTAACCTGGAAGCTAAAGTTCGGCATGCTGGTATTGCTGCCCAGGTCATAGTTCGCCGCGGCGATATAGCAAAGCCCGGTATAGCCGATAGCCTGAGCCGGAAACGCGCTAGACAAATACGACCATGGTGATTGCGGCACCGATCCCATGAACACGCTAAAGCCGTAGCTGCTGACAGTGCCGGTATCTTTGCTGGCGTAAACCGTACCAATGCTCTGGATCTGCCCCTCGCACAAACCGATGGCAAAAGAGGTGCTGTAGGTATAACTGGTCGTTGATCCGCCCCCACCACCACCACCCTTGCCACCAGAAGATTGCGACGAGCTTTGCGCGTGCGACTGGAAATTACCGTACCAGATCAGGTTGCCAGTCAGACGCGTGGTGCCCCACATGATCGGCACCACCGCGCCAAACGTCGAGGTTTGCACCTGTAAATCCGATACCGCCGTTTGGGCCTGGCTTTGCGACTTGGCGCCGCCGAGAATCCCGCTCATCCTTTACCCCTCCCAAAACGACCAATAAGTGACCTCTCTGCCTCGCAACTCGCCTTGCGTGGCATCGCCGTACCCAACCATCTGATCTGGGCGATAGGCGTGGATGATCGACGGGTAATCAATGACGATGGCGCCGTGACTAAAACAGCGCCCGAACTTCCAGACCGCGATATCTCCAGGTTGCGGCGCGGACACCTGGTGCGCGTATTGCATGACATGCCCGAGATAACGCTCCTCTGACCGGTGGAGCATCCAATCCGATGGATAGTCGGCCGGCTGAAAATCTTCGATCAGCCCTACCGCCGCATACACCGCAATCAGTATCTGGGCGCAATCCACACCGGCACCCTTCACCCGAGCTGCGTGGTGATACGGCGTGCGCAGCCATGTCAGAGCCTCGGTGACAACGCGCGCGCGCTGCTCACCGATAGACAAATCAGAGATAGGGATCATGTCGTGGTTTCTGGTACCGGAATAAAGGGCATCGCGCGCCAGCGCGCGGCGTTGTTAAATCGAGCCGCACACGTCGCCTGAGTGTGATCACAGCCTGGGTATAGCTTCATGGCGTCTCCGGCGGCAGGCGGTGCCGATAACGGATAGGCCAATACTAGCTGGCTTTGCGATGCCGATTTGATCGTGCGCCGCAGATTGGCATTTACACCACTAGTAAACAACACGTAGCCCTGTCCAAACCATCCAGCAGCCTGAGCAGTGCCGACATTGAGCACGCTGTCAGTCGATCCCGCGCCGGCAACGGCACTAACCGCAACCGACGCGGCGCTCACTCCACAGCCCTGGTCGTACAGGCTGTATGAGCACGATGCCTGGTAGATGTTGCGCGGCATGTTGATATTGAGCAGATCAAGGTACGACTTGACCGTTAGTTTGGCCGATGTGCGCGTGGCCTCCATGTCCGCAACACGCCCATTAAGCAGGGTTATGGCGCCAGCGGAGGTATTGCCCCAGGTAGGCATAAATACCCGCTGCACGACAACGTCCGCATAGTCAAATGCGCCGCCAGCGACCGCCTGTAGCAGCGGCACACCATTGACTAGATTATTGGTACCGGCATAGAGATCAATCTCTAGCGCGTCCACCGAGGTGCCGATCGTGGCTTTAATCCCCTTGCGCTGGATCTTGGAATCGGTGGCCAAATACACGGTGCCCGCCATCGTTAGATTGATATCGGCATCGGTATAGGTCAGCACCTCTCCGCTAACCAGGGTAAAGGTATACAAATCGGCCATCAGAAACTGATCTGACTGCAGCAAGGCAATCAAGGCGGTGGATGCGGTTCTCATGGTTTCACCGTAATCAATTCGACCTTACTCAGGCTCCAGAAGTTATAAACAAACTCCTGGAAGTCACAGGTGTCTTGAGCAAAGCGACATACCCAATAAAACATGCCGTACCACGTCAGCACAGCGCCAGCGGCAGGCGCCGCGCTGAATTGGATGATGCCGTTCGACAATGCTGTGTATACCGCCGTCGGCACGCCATTAATCATGATCGTCGGCGTGCCCTGCAGCGCCAGCACCGGCTCGACGTAAGCGCCAAAAGAGCGCACCAGTTGAAACTGTGTCGTTAATCCATCTCCAACGCCAAACGACTGCGGCGCGCTGGCCAGCACCGTATCGTCGGATGGATCATCAAACAGGAACGTATCAAACTGCCCCTGGCGCGCGTTATAAAAACCGAGCAGCGTCTGATATTCCTGATGCTGCTGGCTGGCGCGAGCGAACTCGTACTGCAGCTCGTAGCTATAGAGCGGGTAGCTGTAGAACGAGGCGCGCATTTCCCGCCCGCTGGCGGTCTTCTGCACGCGTGTATTCCAAGTCGGCGTGCGCTTAACTGGCCACGCCAAACCGGGGAGTACCGGATAAACGGCTGAACTCATCGCGCGAACCTCCGGAGCTGCTCCTTTGCCGCCTTGGTTAAGGCTGCACCGTTGTTTTTGAATAGCCGCTCGACACTCGCCGCGTCCGTTGCGTGGATATGTAAATGCTGAGAACCGCCGCCACTACTACCCCCGGTCATATTCCGAATGGCCTCAGCGTGCTCCTTCGGTAGCACCATTTCCTTTTCGTGAAGCTGAGTCAGAGGATTAACGCCGGCGGGAATGTCAAAGCCGCCGGCAGCAGACGGAATCATACTCTTCGCGCCCAGCACCATCGCCATAACGCTGGCGAACACACCTGGCGCCATCGCCCAACCAGCGACGGGGATGGCTGAAACGGATGCTGCGGCGCCAGATGCCGCCTCGGCGGCGTTGCCGCTGACGGCGCCCATGGCCTCGGTGGACTTTGCACTGATCGCAGTGCTAGAGCTGGTAGTAGATAGTGAGTCGCGCACCGACGAGCCCGTTTTTGAGGCCGCGGTCATGCCGACCTCGGTTGCCGCCCACATCACACCCTTCCTGGTCAGCATCGAGATAAATTCGCCGAGGATATTTTGAACGATGTTGGCCTCGGCCTGGCGCAGCGTCTGCGTACCCATGATCATGCCGGTGACGGTCTTATCCATCGCCTGAGAGATTGGAGCCAGCATGGCTTCGGTTTGCGTCTTCTGCGCCTGAGCCATTGCGGTAGCAGACTGAGTTGCATCCATCGAATGCTGTTTTTCAAGCAACGCGATTTGGTCCAGCACCTTCTGCTTTGCTACACGATCTTGCTCATACAAATCTTTCTTTGCCTCCAATGCCTGACGCTCGATCAGATACTCTTCGTCCTTTACCTTCTGAAGCTGCTGGATTTCCTGAACGGCGCCGATTTCGCCCATATCTTTTTTGGCTTGAATTGCGGCTTTTTCGGTTTCTACCTTCTGTTTCCCGGCTTTTTCCTCATAGGATATTTCCTCATCCTCAAGCTGCCGGCCTTGTTCAACCTGCTGTTTGTCCAGTTGATACAGCTCATTTTGGATTTGCCGGCGCTCGGCGACTTCCTGCTTGCTATTGCCCTTCACCAACGCCAGCTTGCTCTGCCAGAATTCGACCTCCATGTTCAGATCGTCTTTGAAGAAATCGTTGCTGGCCTCTTTCTTCTGTTCCAGCTCAGCCTTCCATACAGCCATTTGGTCGGACCCGCCGGACTTACCCTTTTTCTGCTTATCAAAATCAAGATGCTGGCCGCCATCTTGGCTGGACTTATCGCCAGTTGATTCAGCTTCTTTCTTTTTGGGCGCGCCCCAGACTTCTTTGAGCTTGGCGTCAGAATCGGTTTTGATTTGTACCATCTTGGCTGCGTGCTGCTTGGCGATGGATTCGATCTGTTCAAACCCAGCGGCCATGTCTGCTTTGGCTGCGGCAAAATCCAAATGCAGGACATCGTTAGCGACCTGGCCAAAGGTCTTAAAGTCGCTGGCAGCAACCTCGAGATAACCAGCAACCGCCTGGAAAACCTCCAGGACCGCAAACCGAAAAGCAGTGAACAACGACTGACATACCTTGATCGCGTAGCCCGCAATATCAAAGTTTTCCGGCAGCTTGCTACCAAATACCTCTGTAACGTCGCCCAGAATATCGGTACATACTTCAGACAGCAGATCGTTAAAGGATCTGAAAATATCCCAAAGATCCTCAACAGCAGTGCCTAGCAAAGCCATGGTCTGACTGAAGCGACTTGCCACCGATGGCCCAATATCGCCAAGCCAGGCCCCAAGCTTGACCATTACGGGCAAAAGCGTATTCCCAACCTGAATCTCTAGCGACTCAGCAACCAAGCCGAGTTCGCGCTGCTCTTTGGCATAGGCCTTGGTCTGCGCCACGCCTTCCGGCCCGACAATCAGGTGCAGGCGCTCGGCAGTTTCCTGGGCTTCCTTCATTGCGCCCGCATTCAGTTTGAGGATGCCTTGCACTTCCGCCCAGCCGCGCCCGTAAACCTTCATGCCAGCGGTATTGCGCTCAGCGGTGTTCGTCAAGCCGTTAAGCTTGGTGTTCACGTCACTCATTACATCGCTGATCGGGCGTAGCGCGCCGGTATGAGCATCTTTGACGGCGACGCCAAGCACCTTGAAGGCGCTGGCATTTGAGGATATCTGCCGCGTCATCATCATTGCGGCCTGGCGGTATGTGTCAGAGCTAACGCCAATACCATGTAACGCCACCGACATAACGGATGCCTGTTGCGTGGTTATGCCCATCTGTTTAGCCATCGCGCCGACTTGGCTATTCCAGTTATTCGCCGCCTGGATACTCGCTTTGAATGCCTCACCGCCAGCCAGGACCGCTGAGAACAGTACAAACATGCCCTTGAATCGCTCAAAGACGGCACCCAGTTGCTCGATACCGGAGCTCATCTGCTCCACGCCGCCTTTTACTGCCGACGCAGCATCGGTCATAGCAGCAACGGCACCCGTCGCATTACCTCCGATGGTGACGTCAATGTTGTTGTCGGACATGGCTGGCTCACATAAAAAAAGCCCCACGGGATAAGCCGTGAGGCTGAAATTAAAAACCGCCAAAAGGCGGCCTTGTTTGTCTTTTCGTTTTACGATCTACCCTAGAACCTTCCCGAGCGTAGAAGAAAATATAATGCGATCACGGTCACTATCGGTAGTCACCACCCGAGTAGACTTCCCATCATTAAAGCCAAAGCCATCGGTATAGTTGGTAACATTCAGTAGATCGCCAAGTTGAATGGCAAATGATTTCATATCACCTGCAAAAATAATCCGCTGATCAGTCACAACAAGCTCGCCTGACGCAACGCTCACCACACCTTTAACTGCCCGGCCCTTCATGCCTCCGGTTCGAATGGTTACGCCCTTGGCTACGTGCACACTTACACCGGCAGTACCCGCAGAGTAACCCATAGTCTGAGTTTCATGCAGCGTTGCCCGAACAGAGCCGTAAGCCTTTTCGCCAGGCTTCAGGATGGCACTGTGAGGCCTGATCTCAGTAAGCGGCTGATTAAGAAGTAACTGCAGCTGCTGGACTTCACGCTCTTCATGATCGTGCGGCTTCTTTGCTCCAGATATAAGCATCTTGGCCAAGAAATAGGCTACACCCCAGCAGACCACTGTTCCAAGAACTAAACCCCACCACGGAGTACCTTTTGGCAACCCATCTGTTGCCGTGATTCGCGCCCAATTGAGCGGAACGAATACAAAAAAAGCAACAACACACCAGAGAAATCCACGACCTTTGTTCATTTTTTATCCCTAACTAGCGGCTTCTTTCCATGCTATTTTTTTATATTAATGGATGACTATTTGTATTCTTCTGGCACTGTTGGGGCTGTTATTACTTTTCCATCAACAAATACGACAGCTAAAGTTTTCACTGATCCGGTAAACCCATTTGCAGATGACCAGACATAAATCATCTTTCCCCCCGTGCTGGTAACAGAATAAGGGGCTCCCATAATTTTTGTTACTTCCTGCGTTGTCATCCCGGATTTTACTTGTCGCGCAGAACTCCAACCAAATGAAGTCCCTGCGCAACCAACCAAAATTACACAAACCACTGTCATTAACAATTTTTTCATATTATCTCCAAGGCACAACAGCAACCGATATTCGGCTGCTAGTTTGTTGTTTGGAAATATTCTACCCACTCGGGAATAAATCGAACAGCGAATTACCATCTCCATCAATTTCGGATGGCTTATCCTTGCTTTTACCTATACCAAAATACTGGGCGATCATCACATGTGCCGGCGGGTAATCAGCCCAGTAATCCGTCATTTCCGACAAGCGGGGAATCGTCATGTAGTTGTCGATGTATTCCCACGTCCAGCCAGTACAGGCTATCAAGTGGGAATACAGCTTCCCCCAATTTAACGGCTCCCCGCCTGAGCTTCCCCCTGCTGGCGCATCTCCATACCGGATTGCCCCATCACGGCCAAGAACAACGACAGAGCATTGCTCAAGTCCAGCATGTCCTCGACATCATCCAGGGTGACATCAGGATAGTTACGCGACAGAGCGGCATGCACGACCTCTGCCATATCCCCCATGTTTTCAGGTGTCACATTGCCGGAGCCAACGCGCCCCATCGTCGGGAGTAGGCGCTTCACCTGCTTGAACGACAAGGCAGGCACCACCCAGAGCTTCCCGCCCATTTTGATTTCAGCACCATCAATCAATTCCATTGCATTGCTCCGTAGCGGTGGTGGTACGGGATAAGGTAAACGATGCATCGCATCACTCCGAAGTCGACCAAGTCATGATGTTTCCGGTCCCGTTGTCCATCGCCGAGAAGTCAAATTCTGGGATCGCGAAGTCCTCGTTTTTGAATCCCAGGCTCATCTTGGTGGCGATCGCCTGCAGAATACTGAACGTCACCAGCTTGCCTTGATATCCCACACACAAGTCAGCCTTGAACTGAGGGGCGTACCCCATTGGCAAGTTTCTGACGGTTTCCATCTGGGCGGTACCGGCATTGGCACTGGCAACGGTGTATTGATAGTTGATGTACACCGTCTTGCCGGCATCTGCGGCGGCAAAGGTATAGGTGCCGCCAGTGGTTACGGTGTACTGCCCCGTTGCTGGCGTGTTGCCGCTGGCCACCCGAGTCAATGGATAACCCGTCGCCGATATGATGCCCATATCGGACACAAAGGTGCCGGTATTGGGTGGCGTCGGCGTAACCGTGTAGGGGGTTGCGGACGGAATGGCCACGCCAGTGGTATCGGTCTGGATAGCCAGCAGGCCAGAGGTCAATGTCTGGCCGAAGAACAGCGCATTCCACAGTGCGGCATAGATACGGGCCGGCTTAACCTTTACGGTCAACTTCGCCTTCCCGCGCGCGACAGCAGCAGCGTATTGGTTCTGACCGTACAGTTCTTTGTTATCGGCAGACATATCGATACTGCCTTCTTGCAGAGTCAGCAAAGGCAGCGGCGTAGGGTTGCTGATCGCATTCCCCCAGGCATCCTGCAGCTGAGTAACGTACATAGCGCCAACGCCAAAAGCGAATTGCGACATATGGTTCTCCTAAAATGGAAAAACCCGCCGAAGCGGGTCTGAAATGGGTTTGCTAGCCTGACTAGCTGGCGAGAATGCGAATCGGGATGATGGCCACGGTCTGATCGCCTAGCGTGCCCTCGTCGGTCTGAATCTCACCATCAATCCAAGCGTGCTGAACCAGACCACCCAACGTGCATTTGTTGGTGATCGGATCCGGCGCCAGCGCGGCCTCGATCGCGTCCAGTAGTGGATTAATGATGGTTGACGGGGTCGAGCTACCAGGCGCGCGGGCATAGACGTAAACATCAGTAGCAAGCATCCATTTGGTCGGTAGGCCCGGCGTCTGCTGCGGCACCTCGGTCTTCTGCGCCTGGAACATAGCCGGCTGCTGGGGCGGCTTGACGTCGTTCCAGTGCTTGAGCTTGCGCGACGTCGTGACAAATGGCCCCGCCGCACTCAATCGCGCAAACAACGCGGAGTAGATCGTTTCACGAGAAATCACCGGGTGGACTCCTTCACTGTCTGATTGATCTGTTCCAAAATTTCAGGCCGCATATCATTGAGCGCCGATCCAAGAAACGAATGCGCGGGCATATCCACGTGGCGAGTGTAAGCACGAACAACGACTTCATCGCCAGTAAGCTTCCCGCGCTGCTTGGCCCAGACTTTCATGTCATGGCCTTTGGCAGCTTTCAGAACCATCGTGCCATGCTCGCGTATCCGGCGAAGGTGCTCTTTCACGTTCTCCGTACCCTGAAATCCGAGCTCAAAGAATCGCCCATAGGCCACATTGGTCCCGACCGTGCCCTGTACGGATGATGCGCCCGGCGTAGTTACCGCATACGTGATGCTGCGGCGTAAGCGCCCTGTCTTAACGTTCAACACCTGACCGGATAACTTATCCTGCACCACATGCACCTGCAGCTTTAGGCACAGCCGCGTGATGGTCTTGGCCAGCTTGTCTTGCAGGCCACCAGGCATCCGGTTAAACGTGGCCAGAACTTCACGATCGCCAGTAATCCGCCCGGTGATCATAAGGGCACCACCTTCCGGTAGTTGTTGAGGATCGTTAGCACATCAGGCGGGAAATCCTTGATCATGAAGCTGACCGTCTCGCCGGCGAGTGATTTGGACTGATGCCCGATCCGGTCGCGCTCGCTATAGCGCAATGCCACCAATTCGGTACAGGCCTGGGCCAGTTCTAGCGGCACGCTGGAATAGCCTGCCGTGTAGCTCAACCGCACATTCCCGCGCCCGCGCGTCATCCTGTAGCCGACCAGATAAACCGCGATATCGTCAGACCAGTAGCCGCTGGCCACGTAGTCCGGCGACTGCGGAATGATCTGGCCATCAATCGTCAGCGACGAAACGCTTTGCACTGGATAGTTGGCCAGAACCAGCGTGTCGCCACCCGCAATGCCGTTGCGCGCCTCGCTGTACGGAGCCTCGATAATCGTGCGATTCAGCCAGGTCTGGATATAGTTGCTGACGGCACTGATTAGCGCCGCCAGCAAAGCATCGTCAGTGGTTTCGGTGAGGCTGAGCCACGCTTTCACATTCGCCAGTGTCGTTAGATCGCCCATGGATTACCCCGCAAGCGAGAAGCCTTGTTGCAGCAGATCCGGTACCGCGTCACTCGGAACCGAGACGACACCCTTTACGGCCTGATATTCCTGGCCACTATACGATACCGACGACACGCCGGAAGGCGCATTTAGTTGGATTGGGTCCATTGCGATTTCCTTTAGATTCGGCCCGACAAAGAGCCGGGCCGTGATCAGCCGTTAGCCGTTGGCGATATTGGTGATAAGGCCGAGAGAGAACGGCGCGTAGTGCTGCAACACACCGTCCGCATAGACGCCGTACTGATACTTACGGGTCACTAGCGGCCATTCAAGCTGGTAGTAGTCCTGGCGCATCAGCATCTGGCAGACGTTGCTGATGTTGCTCAGCGCATACGGCAGACGCTCGGTGTAGAACAACACGGTGCCAGCTGGAACGTTCGGATGAACAACCAGCGGGATTTTGGTACCCATCACCTTATTCAGATACTCACCGACAACCACGCCGGCCTGAATGGCGCCCAGGTTGTTTGCGTCGGTCGTCATGCGCAGCAGTGGTGCGCCACCGTTAGCGACGATCTTCTTGGTGATATTGACCAGCTCTTGGCTCGACACGTAAATCTTGGTCGGACTCAAGCGGTATTTGTCGTAGAAGTTGCGGAATGCTACTTCAAACTCAACAATGCCACCCGCGCCATCCGAGGTCAGCGGAGTGCCCACGCCAGCAGTGCCGGTCGGTTGAACGGCAATATAGGCGTTGCTACCCGGCTTGAATGCCTGGGTCAACAGGCCATCAAAGTCCAGTGAGCAAGTCGAGCTATCTTGCGAGGGCAGACTAGCGGCGGTTTGCGAGCCTGCAGCAGCAGCGGCGATGACAACCGAGTTGATGCTCGACACAGCACCTAGCACTTCCGCGCCAGCGGGGCCCCAGTACCATGCATAGCCAACGGCGCCATTGACGGGGGCAACCGAGGAGGTCACCGAAGAGTTGGCGCCAGTGGTGGTCACGGTAGCGTTGGCGGACTTCTGGGCTGAGCCGCCACCAAAGGTGGTGGTAGTACCGTCCGCATTGGTGCGGGTGATCTGCCCCGGAACAGATGCAGAACTAGCGCTAAAGGATTGACCGCTAGCACCGTTATTGACGCCAACAGTGTCCAAGTAGGCCTGCAGGCTCAAGGCCACACAGATTACAGACAGGGTTTGCGCCGGCAGCGCGCCGCCAGTAGTGCTGCCAACCAATGTAGGGGTTGGAGTAGTGCCCATCGCCAGTGAGGTGTTTCCGCCGAGGATCAGGCGCTCTTCCTGGATCATGGTCGATTCAAGAGTGGTCTGAGTAGCTAGCGCCTTGAGGTCTTCGTAGTTCTTGGCGGCATAGCCCGATTCGAACGTCAGGGAGTTTTCCAGGCCAAAGCCACGGAAAGCAGCAAAGTACTCGGTCTCGGCGTTGTTGATAACACCGCCGCGCTGACCTTCGGCCACACCGGCTCGGGTGTTCCCGACGTTAATATTGGTGATTGCCTTCCAGTTCGCCTGGATGGCGTAGCCGCCGCCAATACGCGCAATGGAGTTGCGCAGCGGAGTCATCACCGGGTAGAGCTTCTTGGACGGCGCTTCCAGGTTGTACGCCTGCAAGCCGGTGGTTACCGACGACGGTTGCACGAACGACTTGATGATGTCGTCCGGGTTGGACTGCGCCACTTTCAGCAGCGCGATGGTTTCTTCGGTGGTATTTGCACCCATCAGGGTCTCCAAACGGAAAAAGCCACCCGTGCGGATGGCTTGAAAAGAAAAACCCGCACTAGGCGGGTTACAGGGCGTTGCTTGGTTGAGTTATACCGAGGCGCGCACGCCACCGGACGAGTGAACCATCTTGATCAGGCTTGCAACTTCGTTTTCTTCGCCCCGAGCATCGACCACCGGAGCGACCTTATTGACAACCGCGCTGTCACCCGACAGCGTGTCGCCGACATCTGCGGCCTTGCCAACGGCTTTCAGCAGGGCCTTGCCAGGCGCCGGCATGGCTTCGAGCTCCTTCACCCGCTTCTGTAGGGCGTCGCGCTCGCCGGCAACCTTGACCAGGTCAGACTTGGCAAGATCAAGTTCGCCAGCCACCTTTGCCAGATCATCGGCGCCAGCGGCCTTGCCTGTGTCACTATCGGCGCCGTCCTGGTCGTAGCCGGTGGACGCCAGGTGATCAGATGCGGCCTTGATCGCCTGATGCGCCTTGGCCAACTTGTCCTTGGCGTCCTTGCTGAACTTGGCGCCGGCTTTGGCAATATCGCTGCCGCGCGCGGCCATCTCGATCACGTCGATCTCGCCGGCGGACGTCTTGAGCGAGGCCAGCAGCTCGGCGGTCTCTTCGGCGGCCATGGCCTTGAAGATTTCAATACCCTGAGCAAACCAGGTGCGCAGCTGGGCCGGGACCGGGCTGCTATCGCCTTCCCAATCGGTTTCAGACTGCGCGTCCTGGCAGATCCAGCCGAGCGTCGCGATAACGCTGGCGAAGTCCTGCACCGACCACATGCCCTTCTCTAGGGTGTCGGGCGCTGGCGCTGCGGCAGTCTTGGCCAACCCCAGCAGCTGCTCGGGCGTGATTTGCCTCTTGTTGAGCAGATCGGCCAGCTGGTCGATGGCCGGCGCTTCGGCAGCTGGCGCGCCACCACCTCCATCGCCATCGCCGAGGCCTTCGGCCTTGTACATGGTAAACACGGCTTCCGGGTTAGCTGGTCGGTCAACCAGGGATACCTCGACCAGCTTCAGCGACTTGATGATCGACTTGTTCAACTCGTCGCGTTCGGTGGCCTTGCCGCCGATGGAAAAGCCCTTATAGACGCCTGCCTTGACCTTCTTGACGGCTTCGGAGTCGACGACGTGCGCGCCGAAGAAGGTACGGCCATCCTCCTGCACTTCGGCTTCGATTGCGGTACCCGCGGCCTTAGCCTGGTGCATTTCGCGCACGGCGCCGAACTTCATGTAGTCTGGCAGCGCGGCCTTCATCGCATCTGCGGTGATGGTCTCGCCGTCGGAGTCGACGACGTCGGAGCTGGCATAGCCCCACACCTTGATGGTGCCGTCGTCCAGCTCCTCGGTCTTGCTGATTTCAGCAAACAGTTTCATTGCCGGTCCTTAAATATGGATAACCCACCGGCTGGTGGGTTGTATTTGAAGCACTGCCGGGCGATAATGGCTTTGAACCTGCTGAGGGTGGAACAGCCTACCACCGCGCCAGTCGAAAGACTGGTGATTAAGGGTCCGCAAGGATTCCCCAAGAGATACAGGATGGCATCTGTCTCAGGTTCAACCCCGAAGCCCGCCTTGTGCGGGCTTTAGGTTTTCTTGAGATATCCGCCAGCAACAAACCGATCAAGTTGACTTTGCTTCAAGCCATAAGCAGATGCGCCAGGGAAATTCCCGTGAGAGTTCTGACTCCCCACCATTGAAACGATCATTGCCGGCTTTCCTTGCTCCAGTCCCTCAACCGCCTTTACCAGCATAATTTTCCCCGGATGCCCTGGGTGCTCCCCAATGTAATCCGGCTTGGTCAAACACGCCTTCATTCCAGCCATTACCGCCGCATAGTCCGCGCCGTGTTTCTCTTTCAGTTTGATATGCATCATCGCGCTAAAGAAGATTTTGCCTTTCTCAAGCGCCTTTCCCAGTGCCGCATTGATCGCCTCAACAGGGGCATCGCCAGCGATGAAGCCCTTGGTACCACCGAACCTTCCATGCTCATCGCGCGGCTGATCAGGGTTGTAGGCTTTCGCCAAGTCGCCGGTATGGCGATACGCCTCGACGTCATCATCGTCCAGCACCGGCAGGACGTCGCATCGGCAGCTCGGGTGAAGCGGCGGGTCGCCATCGGGAAAATCGTCATCCAGGCCAACCACTGTGCCGTTCAGATCCTGGCATTCCTCGCAGCAATCCGGCGCAGCCAGCAACTGTTTACCGCTAACCATTCCGCTTTCTTTGTACAGGGCGAGATTGCCTTGTACGTCAGCATTAGCCGTTTCGGTTCTGGCGATCATTTCGGCGCGTGCATCGCTGAAGGCGTAGCCATCTTGTATCGCGGCAGCAAGGTCATCGTTGCTCAGGCCGTCTTCCATGGCCTGCTGGACCTGAGCATTGATCATGGTTCGCGTGCTATCGGTGATCACCCACTGAGCATCAGGGTTATCTACCAGCTCACCATCGACCCACTTCTTACCGACCATTTCGGCGGCACGGTCTTTGGCATAGGCAATCGCATGGTCATTGGCCAAACTCAGCGCGTCATCATCAACGCCCATATCGATCTGGGTGCGCGCCTCGCCGACACCATCCTTGCCAACAGAGGTCAGCACATAGGTGGTCTGCGAGACGATGTCATCCCAGTCGGATAGATCCAGATCGATCTGATCGGCGTCAGTAGAGGATTGGCGCTTTTTTGCCACCTTGCCCATGCTGGCAGTCACCTGAGCAGCTATGAGCGGTGCCTGAGCCTTGAACAGATCCTGCAGCGCCCTTTTCAACTCGTCCCGCTGCTCCGTTACTGCTTTGCGGTCTCTGTCGATCGGGCGCAACGCTTTTTTTGCCTTGGCCACCTTCTCACCGGTTTTGGCATTGTCTGGTGATGTTGCTTTACCGCCTGGTTGCGGGTCGTCGTCATTACCAACACTAGCGTCAGGATCGGTATTCCCGCCAGCGAATGGCGCAAGCTGGGCCGGTGGTGGTGGCGGATTGATTACACTGTCCAGCGTGACGGCGCCCGCCGCGGTAAAGATCAACGGAGTGTCGCCGCCCTCAATCGGTTCTTCGCCGTCAAGCGCGCGCGACTCGTTGATGGTCATCGATCCGTTGCGGATCTTCTTATCCATCACCGTGGCCTGGTCTACCGGATTGAGTGCAACCTCTTCCGACCAGCCGAACTCCAGATCCGTGATGCCGAAGTGCTTCACCAACACTAGGTCGACCAGCCCCTTGATCCACTTCTGCAGCGGCGCCAGGCCTTCCTGCATGGCCTGCTCTTTGGCGTTGTCAGCCGTGGCCCGGTTCTGTGACTTGATGAACGGCGTCGGAGAGACGCTGAACGCGAAGCACACGATGCGCGCCAGCCATTCGTCCATCTCGTCTTTCAGAGCGGCCGGCTTGGTGTCGATCGGGTCCGGCCCTTCCGGGATGAACCGACCGACGTGCTTGCTCTGCCCGGAGGTGAGCGAATCCCACCAGAGCTGGAACTGCTTGATCTGATCCGGATTCCAGCTAGCCGGCACACGGAAAATTGTGTTCGGGACGTTGCCATCGGTGTAATAGCTGAGCTGATTGAGCTGGCGGCGAATCGCGATGTTCACCGTCATGATGATCTGCTCGACCGGGCTATAGCCGTAGATCTTGCTGGTTCGCGGGTTGCGTGGCTTGTATATCAGTTCGTCAGCCGAGTAATCAATGGCCGGCACGCCCTTTAAGATTTGCTGGTATGCCGGCAATGGCGCCGCCGGCGTGCGGCCATGATCATCAATCACGCGCTTGATGGTCGCGCCATCAATTGGTTCCAGACTGTAGACTTGTCCACCATTCGTCGGCCGGACGTAGATGGAAGGCGCGTCCAGCACGAACAGGTCTTCCAGCACCATGCGCAACCAATCATCCCAAGCGTGCTCGCGGTCTGGAAACGCAAAGAAGGCAATCAAATCGGTGCAACGCTGATCTGGCTTAGCTTTAGCGTCCTTGGGCTTGATCGTCCAATTCAGCGCGGCCAGCTGATCCTTGCGTGTCTCGATCACCAATCGCAGCAGGTCATATCCGTCCGCCAGCGCGCGCATTTGCTCAAAGCTGACTGGCTCATTCTGACGCGGCTGCGTCATCGTGTTGAACCCGACCATATAGTCGAGCTGGCGACCCGTTACGCTTGGCTGCTCTTGCGGCGATGTAACGGGGTCAAGCGGCGTATCCGGACCGAACCAAGACGGATCAGAGCCGGAAACCATATAGCGCACGCCAGCCGCGACGCGCGCAACGAAGCTAGGCGCAAGCGCCGTAGACTTTGCGGCACCCTTGGGAATCGCCATGATTTACACCGCCGCTCCGGTAACAGGATTGCGCCAGGCTTTGCCGTCCCACTTAATGACATAACCCAACGTGGTATCAACAAAGGTCTGGTTGATCTTCGGCGCCACCGGGCGGTTAGCCGTAGTGTTTGCACCGCCATCCGCCGCACGCGTCCAGCCATTAGCTACCATCACATCGGCAACATGATCTGGCACATCCAGCGTGCTATTTACCGCGCAGGCGTAGGTGATTCCGCCAACAGGGATCGGGTTGTAGAATCCGCTCGACGGCGGCATAACGCGATGGGTCATGGTTTGGTCCTCAGGATTGTTGTTGCGCCATCAGCTCGCCGTAATAGCCCATCAAGCCGGAGTTGTTGCCGAGCTTCGGGCAGAAGCAAATCATCACGGCATCAGCTAGGTTTGGAGACTTGGTTCCGTCAGGGGCTTTGTTGATAACAATTTTCCCGGCTTTATTTGGCGTATAGGTCGGCTGAGACAGCTCCATGGATAGCGGAACAAGCTCTTTCAGTTCGGGACAGATGGAAATGATTTCAGCCGGATCAAATGGCTTGCCTTCAACGACAGCGCGATAGGTATTGCGGAACAAAATGCGTAGCGCCCACCACGGGGGTGTCCGGGATTTTGTGTAAACGGGTTTCGATTAAATCTGCGTCATCCGTTCTTCAAACTGGATGGTGAAGCGGTTTAGTGCCGCTTTCCAGTCCCGAATGG